TCTGAATGTAGTCAGGGTCTATAACATCAATATAACGGAAGAGATGTTCTGCCAACGTTCGGCTGTCGGCATCTCTCGGCTGACCGCCTTTGGCTTTCGAGAAGTTGGTACACTCCAAAGAAGCATGAAGCATTATCATGGCATCAGGGTATAGCTGACGGATACGTTCTACAATAGTGCTTATCGGGGAAAGTTCCAGTGTACGGATATCCTCAATAAAGTGAAGTGCATCAGGGATATTGGCATCATGTGAAAGGATGGCATTCTTGTCATGGTTCACACAGCAAACAACCTTTCCACATCTATTTCCATCCAATCGTGCTTCTTCCACACCTTCGGACAAACCGCCGGCGCCACAAAAGAGATCAATAACAAATAGTTCTATATCGGACAGACCTTCAATGGATTTTAAGATATTTTTCTGCGATTTCATAACTTCTCCTTTTTAAACAGGTGGCTGAACGCATTATCCAAATCCAAGTCCAGATTCAGTTTGGACGGGAAAGATTTAATGTATTCGTACATCTTATAAGCGAGGTTGTCATCATCACCGCATCTGTCAATCAGTGTGAGCAACATGGCGTTCACCATGTCAGAATCATTGCCGAAGTTTTCCTGAGTGGATTCGCTGCAATGATTCACATCACTTTTCAATCTCTTTATCGCGGCTATGACTGTGTTGAAGTTTCTTTTTGAATCGTGCCGCAATTCAAAGCCTTCCTTCTTGTATTGCTGCTGCATTTCTAGAAGGTTGGTTTCTAAAACGTCCGTGAGGACAAATACGATGTTGGTTATCGTATTCAGTTTGTCTGTTCCTTGCATAATCGTGTATTCTTATTTCTAATTCGAATGAATCCCCTTCGTTCTGTTTCTTCTAACAGTGGAAAGTCTTCATTCTTGATTTCACATTCTGTTTCGTAGTTCACGGAAGTATAACTTGGGATATTGAACTTTTTCCGGATTCTTACGATAACATCCGGATTTCTTGTTACCCAGTAAACGGTTATTCTCATGGTGATATCAGCATTTTTCTAGCTTCCTCATCTCCTGCATCAGCACGGTGCTTGATTTCAATGTACTCAGCATAAGAGATTCTGTTATCTCCACGCTCCTCTATCTCTTTTTCACGTTGGTTTCTGTATCGTTCACGCTCTTTCCGTTCAATATCTTTCCGACGTTCAGAAACGTAGTCCAGCATCGCACTTGTTATTTTCAATGGATCTATTGAACCGTAGAACCGCCCATACTTCCCTGACTTAAACCGTGCTATGAAAAAACAGATTTCAGCGGCATTTATATAATAATACTCCGAAAGGAATATCTCCGATAGTTCAGAAAGTTGCTCTTTCGCTATCTTGGTTGAAACTTCTGCAAAGTCATTCAATGAGCCAAATTGTATCTTTAGCCATTCTATCGGTGTTTCATCCCCATAAGTAGAAGACAATAGCCCTAAACTCGGAATGCTGTCATTCAACGCCAGTTCTGAATGGGTTGCATTACATCTGACAAGTTTGAACTGCAAATCAGGGTTGTAATCAAGAATGAATTGTGCAGGATCGGGATATTTATTCAATAACGCCCTCTGCTTCAAGTTCCTTTCTCTTTTTTGCGGCAGCTTCTCTAACGGTTGTAGCGACTGCAAGAACTGAATCACGTTTTCGCTGCTCGCTATCCTGTTGATTTTTACTAAGTCTTGTCCCATTATAGTTTCCTTCCAATATTTTAGTAAAGTTTGCTTGTTTGAAAATCCAATCAAAGTCGCATTTCCAATTGCGGTCATTAGCTCCAAGTAAGAACGGGGATTGAAGAATGAGATTGAAAACACTCCTCACTGACTCTTTCCCATATTGGGCTATCCGGGCTTTTACAGCCTTTTTTCTCACATCAGTCATTGATCTTATCTGCTGGAGTCTGTCTTTGAATGTGGTATTATAGTATTCCATCAATCCGCTGTAATCAATCTTTTCAGAGGGGGAGGGCGAAGAAAGCTTGGCTTTCTTTGATACTCCGTCAGGAGTATTTTCTTTCTTTTGATGTAGAGATATATCTATATACTCTCTTTCTTCTTTCTTTGTATTTGTGCCCTCTGTGTGCCCTGATTTTTGTAAAAGTTCGGATTGCGGTAGATTGCTGTTCATGGGCTGTGCCCCAAGTTGTGCCCTTAGTTGTGCCCATTCGTGTCTTAATTCATTGATTTCCTTTTCAATACCTGTGTCCTTACTTGTGCCCTTGGTTGTGCCCATTGGATTATATTCTTCATATTTACATAAGGTTATAAGGTTCATTCCTTGATTGCACTCAACAGTTATCATACCTTTCTTTCTAAGATGCACAAGAAAGGAACGCACCTTCTTTTCAGACCATTTCCAACGCTGTGACAGAAATCTTATGGATGCAGGATATTGACCTCTTGAATAAGAGATTTCTCGACCTCCGATACTCTCCTTTCGGGGCGTTGCCTCAAATCGTGCAGACTGAATTAAGTCTAACCACGCTTCGCAACTGCTAAAAGTACGGGCTTCATTCCACATTTCATTCGAGAAAAACCTGCGGCTTAGCCTCAAAAATCCTTCGTCCATAGTCTTAGAATCTCACGTTAGTTAATTGCCTTCCGTTAGAAAATACAGCCCACTTACCATTACCGCTATCAAACAATCGTAAATCCGACACCTCTCCGAAACGTTTGATGTTACCGCATAAATCCACAATCCATCCACATTCTTTAGAAGGATGCGGGCGGATGGCACGACCGACTATCTGATACCACATGGCAAGTGACATTGTAGGACGTGCCATAACGACCGTATCAAGTTCCGGATAGTCAAAGCCAGTCGTAAGTACACCCACATTAGCTACTACCGGAATTTCACCAGCTTTGAACGCCTCAAGAATATGTTCACGTTCTTTCTTAGGAGTATCACCTGAAACGATAGCGCAACCGGGTATTGACATCGTTAACCGTTCCGCTTCTTTCAAAAAACGGGTAAAGACCAAAATACCCTTCCGTTTTCCTCCGGCTTTGGGATTCATCAGCCTTTGGACGATATGAACGAGATAACCGTAGAAGTCTATCCGTTCATATTCTTTTTGAACTGACCTATCCGTATAGTCGGCACCAGTAGTATTTACTTTCAAGTTAAGTTCATTCCACCCTGAAGGATTCATTGAATAGTAATCCAACTTCGCCAAGTAGCCCATATCTAATAGGGTTGATACCTGTACATGATAAATGACCTCTGAAAAGACATGAGGTTTTGTCCGAGTGATAAATTTCAGCATGGAACCGAAATCACGACTGGAGCTTAAACGGTATGGCGTTGCTGTCAGTCCAAGAACATTACACTTCACTGCATCAAAAAAATCCTTGTACATTCCCTCTTTGGGGTTTACAAGATGACATTCATCCACAATGATGTTCTTGAAGTGGGTAAACAGTTCGGGATGATTCTTCACACTGCCGATGGTGGCAAATGTTATCCGGCTTATCTCCTTTGAGTTAAAGGATGCTGAATAGATACTGCAATCAAGAATACCGTATGAACAGAGTTTCTTGAAATTCTGTTCGAGTATTTCCTTCGAGGGCTGGAACACCAAGGTATGACCGTCAAGCCTTGCGGCTATATCCGCTATGATAAGCGACTTTCCGCTGCCCGTAGGTAACACCATAATGGCATTTGTTTTCTTCGCCTTGTTATTGAAGAAAGAAACGGCAGCATCAGAGGCTTTCTGTTGGTAATCTCTCAAACGGAATTGCATTTTCTCAATAAGTATTTGATTAATAATTCTTCATTTCTATTATTTCTCCTAAAGTTCTGCCATGCGGCTCCATAACTAAGATTATGCTTTTCGCAAAATTCAGAAAGAGAATACCGATTGCCATCAATATGTATATATACAGTATTAGTTCGGTTTCTAACCTGCTCTTTTCTGGTAGCCCATTTACAGTTTTCAGGAGAATAATTTCCGTTTACATCTTTTCTATCAATAGTAAGCCCTTTTTGATAACCACTATTCAAAGCCCAATTAACAAACGACTCAGGATTATTTTTCCATTCTTCACAGATACCTATTCCCCTGCCTCCATAATTTTTATAGCTTGAATGTTTAGGTGAATAGCATCGTTCTTTCATACATCTAAAAATCCTATAAATATCAGTTCTTGACAAACCGTGCCTATAATTATACTTAGTGATTCTATCTTTTGTTTTACACCCACAACTTTTTGATGTTCCATTTCGTAATCCATAAGCACTAACAGAATGAATAGAACCACAATCACATTGACAGATATAATAAGATTTAATTCCTTTATGGTCTAATCTATCCAAATCCTTATGCAATACAAGCCATCTACCGAACTTATGTCCTGACAAATCAGGCATCTTATTACATGATTTTTTATAACTCATAACCCTTTCTCCTTTCGTAATTTCTTATTAAGTGCTTTGTAATACTTGATTAGCTGTTCGTACTCAAAATCAGTCATTTTGGAAGTACCATCAGCTTTCACTTTCAGCAAGTCAAATTTCTGTTGCCCGATTTTGGCTATCAGATTCACCCGATAGTCTTCCAAATGATCGGCTTTGAACCTGTTGCAGTGCCGGCATTCGGCATGGCAATTGTTCTCATCAAACCGTGTTGCCAAATGTGTACGACTGAAATAGTGCCCGCAGTCGGCTTGCACGAATGGTTTTATCTGTCCACATGATATACATCGGAAGAATCCGTTTGGCATACAATCACGAAGCCGGATAAAAAGGGAAAACTCCTTGTCGAGCTTAGCTTTCAAATCCGGCTTCTTCTTTACTGTTATCCCTGCTTTATCAAATAAAGGCATAGGTTTTTCTTTCTTCTTTGGTTTTCGTTTTATGTAGTATGGCATTATTTTATATATTTGCGGGTGTAATATTTGTATTCACTCTAAAATCATATTTATATGAAGAACTATCGTATTATTTTCACTCATCATGGTAATGAGTATTCCTTTACAAAGGCGATAAGTGCCAATTTATCACAGTATAATTTTGAAGTAGCATATAGAACTGAAATCAGAACTTATATGACAAATCATGGATTAAATGGGAATTATGAAGTTGTTGGTGTCATAGAAATATGAAAAGTAACTATTAGTAAATAAGAGGATGTTTTTATCATTAAGCATCCTCTTGTTATGTGGTGGTATCGGCAGGATTCGAACCTGCATGAGCTTTCTGCTTTGAGTAACCCTTCCGGCTGGGTAAAGCTCCAGTACTCGTCGTGCGTCTACCAATTCCGCCACGATACCAGATGCCCGTCTTTCCGGGCTGTCAATTATACTTCGATGATTACGATGTCAGGTGCAACACCTTTGATTGCTTCAATCTGTTCGTCAATCACCTTGTTTTTGTATTCCTCAATGGTTTCATTCGCACCAGCAGAAACCAAAGAAAGTGAAACATCACGACCATCTACATCAGCATAAATTTCAACTTCGATTTCCTCACAAGCAAAGCCTTTGAAAAGAGGAATATTCAGTTTGAAGGATTTCGGAAGATTAGAATCAACCACCTGAGAATAATTATCCGTCTTGCTGCCGTTTTCCTCTTTGCTGCGCTCGATGTCTTGGTTAACCTTTGCTTTGAAATTCTTCAAAGTGGAAACCAGCATCATGTTTTCTGATTTATCCTTGAAGAAAGCACGGTGCATCTTGAAGAACTGGGATAGCTTGACAGGTTCCCATTTCTTATCCGTGTTAATGCCAAATTCCTGCATTTCTTTTGAAGCCTGTAAAATACCACTGATTCCAGTCTGATAGTAGTTGGTTTCATCAATAGTTAATGCCAACCCCATCTTATCACGGTTTACGATGATATTGGTCGATTTCTGATTAATCAGTTCGACACGCTTTTCCAACCATCTGAGAGGTGCATCTATCGTTCCACTGATAACTACTAGCTCCGGTTCTTTCGGGTCAAGTGCTACCGGTGCTTCGCCTTCTCTTAATACTACTTCAATAGGTTTGCCGTTGTAATCTTTAGGCACAACCAAGTTGATTTTGTTTTCGCTCATGATTCTGTTCCTGCTTTACGGTTAATACTGAATACTGTCTTTTGCATCTCCTGTGGCATAATGGGACGGCTATAAACCAGTTCGCCCAGCTTGTTGTAGAATCCTGCCATCTTTTCCTCGTGATAGAGGATTTTGGCACATTCTTCATTTTCTACAAACTCAGAACCTCTCTTAATGTGGTCCAAAAGTTCCTGCTTTTCTTCGTTCAAAGGTTTCAGACGTTCTTTGAACTCGTCCATAGCCTCTTTCTTTTCTATCTCAATATCATTGATGGTGATTGATACTTCAGCTAATGTTTCTTTCTTTTGCGCCAATTCTTCGGGTGTGAATCGGTGAGTATAACCGATTTTCTCCACTGCATCGGCATTGTCCTGAAGAAACTGCCATCGTTCCTGTTCAGGAATGTCTTGTCCTAAAAATTTGTCCATATTATCTATAACTTATTTTGCCAAACTCATTGTAAACCTTTCTTGCAGTACCCATAGTATTATAAACTGGAATATAGCTTCTTTGAGAGGCTTTCTCTATTTGGTGAATACCGCTGGATTTAGGGTTGATTGATTTTTCAGGATGAAAGAATCTTGCTACATCTTGGGGAAATTTTCTTTTCTTCATAATCTCAATTTTTAAATAAATTCATTATTACGTTCAATTTCTTGTTGTGCGTAGATAAGCATCTGTTGTTCGTTAGCGGCAGGCAAATAGATACCTGCCACAGATGCGCTCCAGTTTCGGAAACGGTCAATACTCAAAGTCATTTCACCTGTTGTCAGCTCGGCAGAACTGCGCAAATAAGTTACTTCATTGCCTTTCTTGTTGACCGTCTTACGTTCAAACAAATCACGGTTGCAAGTCCTCTTATAAAAATCAATTTTTGCTTCGTCGAGACTGCAACCGTACTCACTACCGAAATACCCTAAAAGAAGATGCAAGTAGCTGTTTTGAGCAAGCGTGCGGTTAGGTAGTTTCTTTTTCACTTCCACCACCGCACGTTCACTAAACAGCTTGTTTACATACTCCTTGAACTTGGGTATTTGAAATTCATTCTTCAAGTCGAACAACATACGCTAAAAAGGCAAATCGTCCTTTACATTGCCATTAACATCAACCGGAGGCGGGAAATTCTGTGGCTGTTGCTGATAGGTCGACTGTGGCGCTGGCTGTTGTACCGATGTTGTTTGTTGGGATTGCGATACACCACCACGCGCATCTATTTTGTAGCACCGAATAGATGCCATACGTTTGAGTTCTCCGTCTTGATTCGTCCAAGAACGCCCTTGTAAGACAAACGATACAGTAACAACATCACCCTGATTAAAGCGGTCAAGTTCTGCACACTTATCGCCTGAAAACTCTAAGGGAATAACATTCTCATACTCGCTACGCTCTCCCGTATAAGGGTCGTAAGTAGTAGCATCTAAAATAAACTCCCGTTTTGTAAATGAGGAACCACCGTTTTTGGATGGTATTTGAACGGTTTGTCCAATTTCGATTATCCGTCCGGTTATTTGGTTTGCCATTAATTTTCTCCTCCAAAAATCTTTTTATCGGTTATAAGTTCTCTGTTTTCTTCCAAAAACCGGATAAATTCCTCACAATGATTAGTAAGAATAGGAATATCACGTTCAGGATTGAAAACGTAT